ATTATTAATATTAAACTTAGCCCAATCCTCAAGTGTTCTTTGAAAATACATATCGCCGTAGCCAGTTTCTTTTAGTCCAACAAAATTTTCTATGTAAGATTCTATAGCTGCAGCGTGTGCTTGTTTAATGTCTTCGCTAGAGTTTGGTATTCCACCTATCTCTCTTTCTGTTACAGATAGCTTGTTTCTAGCTCTATCTGGTCTGTTCATTGCAAAACCTCTATAACCTCTTTTTTTAAAGTAATATAAAAGTCTTGGCTTATTGTTTTCAGCAAGTATTGGCATGCCATAAAAAGCACAAGCCATTAAAACATCTTCAAAAAATATTTCAGCAGTTTGTGGTCTTGCTATATATTCTAAGAAAAAATGATTTGGCGGCGCGTCTTCCATCGAAAACTTAGTTAAACCGTGCAAAGATCCGTTAGAACCTCTTTTATCTACCGTACCTGAAATATCATAAGGGTCACATCCAAATGCGCCCAAGTGTTCATTTCCAGGGTAGAACCTACCATTTTTACTATATTTTTTATTTTGCAAATGCAAAGGTGGTATCCACGATATTAAAAACCTACCGTTTTTATTTGGTGAAAATACAACTCTAGTATCTTGCTGGCCGTTCTCCCATTGAAAACTACCTTTTGTAACATTTGTAGAGTTACGCATATCTTCATTAAAATCTATTTGCTCGTATATCTTAGTTAGATTAAACAAAGATTGTTTTGTTTCATCTCTAAAAGCATGCTTTTCTGTACGAGGAAACTGTCTGTAGAATTCATTAAGACCATCTTGATCTTGCTTTAAACCTTCTACTTCGTTCTCCCAGTATTCTATTACACCTATTTTTATCTTTTCACCTTGAGGTCCTTCAACCGGTTTACTTGGTGTGTCGAATACAGGTAACCCATAAGCGTCAATGTATCCCTCGTAGTTCCATTCCATAGGTATGAACAAAGAATATAATCCGCTGCGAGTCTGTCCATTGGCGTTTCTTTGGGTAACATCTGAGTCATCATAAAGTTTTTTAAAGTTTTTACCTCCTTTATCGTGAGCGTTTGATGTACTTCCCATCATGCATCTACCAATAATTCTACTACCTAATCTTAAACAAGTTTTTGTAACTCGCCAATTGTTTAATATATTATTAGGTCTTTCCCACTTACCACTTTCATCGTGGACTAGTAGCTTTAGTTTCTCTCCGTCGTAGGAGTTGTCCCCCGTGTTCTTCCAGTCGATCGTTGTGTCGAGACCGTCAAGCTCTTGAAGCTTTTCGTTGGTTTCAAGCTTACGCCTGGTGTACTTGGTGGCTGGGACTCTATAGGCAAGTTCTGTCTTTGGCCTGTCCATACCGTCCTGTATTGGTTTGAAGAAGAACGGGTAGTTGACTGATATTGGTACAACCTTGTCTGTGAACATTTTCTTAGCATCGGGGCCAGACTTAGACAAGATACCGTACCGTGCATCTGACGTAATTGTCGCCACGTTAACGGTTTCTGCTGAAGACATAAAAGAAAATCCGGAACGTCTGTTTTTAAGATAACACATTCCATAAGATCGTGCGTCGGCTTTACAAGCTTCCCAGAATATAAAGAATAATCTGTTTGATTCCCTAAAGTCTGGCTGCCCAACGTCAATTTTGCTCCACTGCAAGTACATATAATGAGAGCCAGTAACGTAAGTAGCCACACTCTTATTATAGAACCAAAACCCTTGTTCTCTTTTATTAAATTCACTATCGATGTAATCATACCATTTTTCCTTAAAGTCTACTGGGTATTCCTCCCAATCGAACACAGACTTTATTTTTTTAAGTTCTTTAGGATATTCTGTATATTGCCACTTATTACCTTCAAATTTTTTTACGTTCTTAGCTTTAGGTAAAGCTATTCTAAGATTTTGTATTTCGTATATTTCACCTATCTCACCGGTTTTACTAATGACAATAAGATCATAATCTTCGTTATAACCATACTTCCACTTTTTAGCCTTATTCATTTTAGCTATAGCATGCGGTTTTATATAGTCATCTAATACCTTGTATAAAGTTTGTTCGTACATTATTTAGACCTCCCTTCTGCAAACCCTCTAAAAGTTTTTTCTTTCTTAACTTCTTTGGGTTTATCTTCTAACAGCTCCTGCTCGTTTTCTATTCTAGTTAATATTTCAAAAGCATCGAATATAGCGAGTTTCTTTGTAGCTGCAGCGTTTTTAAGCCTGTCTGCAGAGATATCATCATCTGAATCTACAATTGGTTCTTTAGCTACTTTAATTAGCTCTTCAACCGCCTTGCGCCCAGCTTGGATTATATTCTTCTTCGTTTCCTTGGTATTCATACTTAATTACAATATCATTAGATTTCATACAATAAAGTCTTTTGTCTTCAACTAAAAACTCCCATTCACCATTAGGTGTGTAACCTACAAGGTCACCTGGACTGATTCCTAGCGCTTCTAAGGACTTATTACCATATTTTAATATACCAACAAGGCTACGCTCTTTATCAAGCGTTATATGGTCATTACTTTTTATAGGTGTTATGAAGCATCTGTCACCTACAGTATTCCAGCCTTTGTCGTTTTTATATAAATATATTTGCTCTATAGAGCATAAGTGTAAATCATCATTTAAAAAAGATCTACTTTTCTTTTTCCTACCTTTCATATCGTAGAAAGTTCTAAATACATTTTGATGTATAATAACTTTATCGCCTACGTTTATGCCTGATTTAAAAGCTAGAGGCAGTTGAACAACTTCAGCTAATCTATTAACAAACTTCCAGTTTTCAATTTTAGTGTTAACCACTAAATCTTTACCTTCTACTTTAATTGTGTTACTGTACTTGTCTCCGACAGGTTTCACAATAAAATCATATAAACTATTCATTAGTACTCTAAATCATACTCAACAGATATAGCCATGTTAGAATTAAACTTCTTCCATGGCAATACCTCGTTGTTTTTCTTTATATGGATATTATAAGAACCGTCAGAGCTTTCAAACAATATGTATGCTATCTCGTGACCGCCATATACTTGTTGGCCGACAGAATAATGCATAGCTTCGTTCTTGTAATCAGATCCAATACTTATTTTTCTTATAACTGAATTCATCTTTATACTACTTCAAGTTTTTCTTCTTCATCTATTATAGTATACTCACCAGTCTTTAAGTCAATAGATATTTTACCGTATTCTTTCTCTAACTCTTGCTTTTGTTTTTCCAAGTCTTCATTAATACCTGCAACCTTATGTAACAAAGCATGCTTCTGTGTTTCTAAAGCACCTATGTTATTTAAAACTGAAGATAATTCTTCTTGGTTTTTTACAATTGATTGTAATTGTTTTTCTGTAATTTTTGCCATTTGATTTAATTTAATTAATTTATAGTAATATAGTTACACTATTTACTCGGAAATTACTTCTTCCTCTTCTACTGGTGGCGCTGGAGGTGGTACCTCTGCGTTTCTTGGCCAACCAAAGAATGAATGTGCTGCTTCATCGCCTGGGTAAACCTCATTAGCACCAAAGTCAATTACTTCAGTACTCATAATGTCATAAGCCCAACCATCGTAATATACAGGTGGAGTTATTTCATGCCCGTCAGGTCCGTAAGTTCCAGGTGTCTTTACAATTTTACCGATGTTAACAACAGCTCTAGTTCCGTTGATATACACCATCTGTGTTACACCTTCTTCTGTTACTTCTTCCCAGACACCTTTTGTTATTAAGGCTTGTTTACCTTCTGCTTCTGTTAAAAAATTTGTTTTGTAAATGTACATTTTTATAATTATTGAATTGTTAAAATTTCTAGTTCTCTATCTGTTAATGCTTTGTTAAATACTTGTACGTTTCTTATTTTACCTTCCATTTCAGTTAACGAAGAAGTAGAGCCTCTGTTAAAAGAAACTTTATTTAATGAAGTAGGCAAAGTGTTAGTTGTATCAATGTCTACTTGTGTCCCGTTTACATAAAATTTAACATTTGTAGAATTATATGATACTGCTATTTTATAAAAAGTATTTATTGCATAAGTTGCATCTACTTGTGTCACATTGCCACTACCAACAACTCTTGCAGACAAATTATTGTCATTGCGAAAATATATTGCTACATAATTATTTACATCATATTGAACACTTACTGCTTTTACCCCACCAGTTGCTTCAAAATTAGTACTTAATTCTGCATACAACACACCTTCTTCGCTGTTAAAAACATTTACGTCACCTGCGTTAGTTGCAGTTTCGCCTAAACGAGTGGCGGCAGAGCCAGCTGTAGGTATGTAAGAGGTTGCGTATGATAATTGTTCTAATTGTGCGCCCCAGCAGTAAACAAAGTCGCTACCGCTACCAGCATAAGAAATGTTACCGTTATAAGTGCCAACTCTATAAAGTCTTGATGTACTCGTGGGTGTATGTGTAAAGCTGCATCTGTACCAATCATTGTCAAAACTTTCTATTTTACTTGATGTTACATCAGACCCAGTACTTACTATTGTTCCATTTTGCAAATCAAATACAACAGACTGGTTAATACTACTGTCGAAAGCTATAAAAGCATTATTTAAACTACCTTTTTTTAAAAACACAGAAAAGGCAAAGACGCTACTTGTTGTAACTGTTTGGGTTGAATATAGCAAATGTGTATTATTGTCTGTGCTATCTATTAATTTGTATCCTGTTGCAGTTCCATCTGGTGCTATTATTTGATTTGTTGCACCACTTGACCTTGCATTTGTCCAGATACTTTGCGTAAAATCTTCACTATAAGTAAGTCTATTAGTTGACTGAGGCTCTAAAAGCAAAGATGGTTCTGTTAAACTATCTGAGTAATCTATTCTTGGTTTATCACCTAAGACTTCTATTACTGATATGTTACTTATTTTAAAGTTGTTAGGTGCGCCATCTCCTCTTATTACAACACTTGTGTATGCAGCTTCCCCCTCAAATACATAATCTCCATTTGCTTGAATGCCATCTACATTTAAAGGGTGTCTTAATTTTACAGTACCACTTTGATAATCACTAACAGTAAATTTAACTATATACTTATTTCCAATAGTAGCAACATTTGTTTGCTCTATTCCTTGTGGATAAGCACTATTATTAAAAAACGCTTTATTATCTTTAATTGTAATATCATCGCCAAATGTCCAATTCTGCCCAACTTCTTTTAC